TCCGTCTGTTTCAAGATTTGGTTCTCCAAGAATATCATAGATTTTCTCGTAGCTAATATCCATATAACCCTGTAGCGAAGTTCCGTCTACTTCACCCCAGTTTTTTAATAATTCAACATCATTCGCGCTGATGATAGTGAAGTCATATTCATCAATATTAGTTCCTTGTTTATCGAATGAACCTTCTTCAATATAATTACATGCTTGATCGTAGTCGTCTGCTTCGACCCAGTAATTAGTAATCTTTTCTTCTTTTAATTGTATTTTAATCTACCTTTCCTTTTAGATTTAGCTTAATAATACATTAGTGTATTAATAAGCACATAAGTTTTTAACGATCGCCTATTTCTCTCCTTTTGCGTTGATGATAGTTATTTTACTCTTGTTATAGTTTCTTTTGAAACTCCACATGGACCCCAAACAACGAATTTTTCATTTATCTTTAAATTACTAAGATCATTAATTTCATCTTCGTCTAAATATGCCTCAATATTCCCTTCTAATAAATCATGTAATGATTGAGTTATTGATGTTTTATCGTTCTCTCCAAATCCATAATTAAAATAACAATTATAAATTTTATTTTTATTTGTAGTCATTTCTTATCCTTTCCATTTATAAGATTTTACGTAGTTAAAATGCTCCCATTATTGCTCCCATAACGATCAATGATGTTGGCAATATTAATAAAAATAATGGTAAAAAGTTAAAGTCTCTCGTTCCATAATGTCTTCTTTTATATTTTCTATGTACTTTCATAATTCTCTCCTTTGGTTAAAACGAGAGCTCGAAAGCTCTCGCGTTGATGATAGTTAATTTATTTTATAGATTTCCATACTTGTTCGATGTATTTCTTTTCCATTTCTCTTGCTTCGATTTCCCATGGAAGATTTAAGTATTTCTCATGAGAAACTTTATTTGGATTTGGATATATTTTGTTTTCAAATTCTTGTTTTCCATTTGATGCAACTTTTAATCTTTTATCCAAATATTGTTTTGCATGAGTCATTTCGTGAATGATTGTTGAAACAATTGATTTTATTTTAAATCTTCTAATATCTATTGATATTGTTTTTGAAGAATTTCCATAAGTTCCAACTGTTGATCTTTTTCTAATATTTCTAATTAAAAGATTTACATCTTCAACTTTAAATATTTTCTTACATTCATCAAAAGCTTTAATTATAGTCTCTTCGTGTTTTCTATAAAATTCACGAATATCTTTAAAGTCGTTATAAACTGAACCAGTTATTTTAACGTCTTGTCTTCTTGTAGTTGTATTTGGCATAATTTCCTACCTTTCCTTGTTTAAAAAATTATAATTAATCAATACACTGATGTATCGATTTGCACATAGCTAAATTAAAAATAATTAAAAAAAAATAAAAAAATAATGTGCGTAAGTTTTGGACCTATTATATATACATAAATCAACTTATGATTTCATAATCAAATTATAATTAAAACGAAAAAAAATAAAATACCCACAGAAAGAAATAAACAAAAATAAAAATCAATTGATCGTTGAAACAAAGCTAAAACAATTAAAGTAGATAAATCATCTTTATATTTTTGATATAGATTATAAAAAATTTAATTATTTGCGACATCGTTTGTGACATTTGATGATAATTAAGCGGACGCCATCGTTAAAAATGACATGGGGATCGTTAGCGTTGATATATATCGATAAGGGTCTTAGATTTTTTTATCATTTTTGATGGTGTTCTTAACCCAATCAGTAAACTGTGGGTTATCTACAAACACCTGTGTTAAACCATTGCTCAACACATTGACTATCTGCTCTTCTTGCTTGTCTTCAAGCTCTAAGCCATATTGATATATAATACCATGTAGTGTCTCATGGACCAAAGTGTTTACTTTAGTAGCACCAACCTCTCTTCCATCAACACCTATCTTTTTCTCTTTAGCAAAGAACTCTCCGCTAGCTTCATTTGATGTTGCTTGTGTAGGTTGCCATGTTTCTATAGGATATACTTGATACCCAATTTTTATACTTTTCATAAACTTGTAAACTAGGACAAGACTTATTCCTGTCCTAGTGAATAATCATTATTTTTAACTTTTATAGAAAGTACACCTTAGAGGAGGAGAGAAACTAAGGTGTATTTCTAAAAGGTGTACTAGTTGGTGTTGTACTAGGATAACTAACTGAACTTAAAGAATACTATTAGTATACACTAGTAGTATACATTAACGGCCGGGGATCCTATCAATACGTGTACCTATTTTTAAATCCAACTTGCAGCAGGTTGTTTTCTTCCTGTTGCATTTTCCATAAACTTATCAAGATCTTGTTGTAACATTGCGTCTCTGTGTTCTTGTAAAGCTGAATCTTGGTCATTATCAAGATACTCAGTCCAATAGTTTACACCAATTGCCAAAGTATCAATTAAGTCATCATGTCTAAGTGATCCTCTATCTCTAGTAATCCTTGACATCTGAAAGAATAACCGGTGATTCTGTTCATGGTTATTAAAGTCATCATGTATAAGCTTTTCATCAACAACTAGTCTATGTTGATTCATTACGGGTTCTAGTGTGTCAATAATGCGTTGCTCTTTTTGTGTGCTATGTCGTACTTCTTCCATACTACATGGATAAATCTTTTGTAATACAGGATAAAGTATTTGATTAAACATACCATCACCCATGTTACTCTCAATAACTATTTGATTAACTTCTTGTTGTTTAGCTATGTTTGCTAATTGTTTGAGTGTACCTTCACTATAACCACCATCTAAGCCACCAAATGCTGTTAAATAGAGTATTCCATGTAACATTTTGACAACTACATAACCTGTTTTATCTTTACCTCGTCCTGATGGATCAATAGCCATTACAGAACCATCGAATGCTTTGTATTCTTCACTTACAAACATTGGACCTGTATACATATCACCTTTTAAGCCAACATTTGGTAAGTTAGGATCTAACATTTTCATTTGATCTTGTCCTGAAGCCCATTGTATTTTTGTAGGTGCTTCTTTCCATGTGCTGCTTCCTGATAATACAATCAGATCATTAAGTTTTAATGGATATTTATTAAGATCACTAAGTGAAGTATCTAATTGAAACTGTAATGCAAAACCAGATCGTCCATAAGAACTCTCACGTTCTAACAAATCGGTTTCATCAAATCTTTTAGGATCTGTAGGTTCACCTACTTTCTTATCAGCACGTGCAATCTTTGGTGCTAGTTTGTGTCCATAGCCAACTTTTTGTGCAGTTGTGGGATAACGTGCAGGCCAAATACGTGTTTTGAATCCACGCTCTTCTAAATCATTATATAATGACATTTCAGTTTGTGGTGTTCCTAAGAAAACTACACGTCCTATTTCAGGTTTAATGATTGCATCAAATTCTTTAACAGTTTCACTAAGTCTATCACGCATTAGTTGTGTTTGACTGTTGTTTGCAGACTCTACGTCATCTGCAACTATGAGATCAGCACGTGATCCTGTTAGTTGTGATGTAACACCTAATGATTTAACACTTGGTGCATGTGATGCTCGAGCTGGTCCTACGTCAAAACTAATTTTTGAATGTCTTTGATCGGGTCCTGGTTTTAAGTGTTCTAGTATTTCCATTTCCGCAATAAGACGCTGCGTAAACGTTGAAAAATCATCTGATCTGGATTTACTTGCGGAAACAACCAATATATTTCTTTGAGGATTCAATAATAATTGGTGGCATACAAAGGCAGAAGTAATCCATGATTTTCCAACGCCACGAAACGCCTCAATAACAAGACGCTTATTATCTGATTGTAAATAATCAGCTATATCATATTGTATTGGGGTGGGAGGAGGAAGACTTAAGTGTTTCCAAGTTATATATAAAAAATTTTTAAAATCTTTTAGTCTTTTGTCCATTATTTTGCACTTTTTTATTGATTTTTTATATTAGTATTAAGAGAGTAAGTATTTCCCGGTCATAATTTATACTTGCTCTCAATTATTTTTTAGAACGATTTCTAGAACGACTTACAACTCTTAAATTGCTTTTTCTATTATCTCTAGGATTGCCATTACGATGATCTATATCTTTACCATCGCCTTTTCTTACTGTTCCAGATCTTGTTGCAGCTCTTCTAGCTTTATTTCTGCTTGCTCTATCTTTTTTAGCTGCTGTACTTGAGTGAAACTTACGATATTCACGTTTATAGTTACGTTTTGTTGGCATATGTTCCTTATTGTTAATATTCTATACACTAGTGGATATATCAAGTTGTTGTGATAGATTACACCCTTTAAGTGTTATTTGATGTCTAGGGATCAAATATGAGGACTTTTTTGTCTAAATATCTCCAGATTTGTTGTCCATTTCATCAAATGGGAGATTTTCGACAATATTTTCAGGTTTTTCCTTCTCTTGGATCCCATACTGTTTTGCTATGTCTAAGCAAACTTTTAAATCACTTGCACTAAGCTCAATTCCACTTGAAAGTTTTGTATGAGCTTGGTCTATTAATAAATCTATTGTTTCTTTTGCTTTAGTTTTTGTGTCTTTTTTAATTTCTGTCATTATTCCATTGCTGGACGTCAAATGAAGGGCAAAATTTCTTACTTATTTCATTGTGTCCTATAATTTTAACACCAAGGTATTTTTCCTCCAACTTAGAAACTAATTCTTCAAATGATTTCCATTGTTCATCTGTAAAATTATTTTCACCAATTTTATAATCTTCTTGTTTTACACCACCGACTAGACAAATTCCTAATGAATTATGATTATACCCAAGTGCATGAGCTCCTTGTGTATTTTCATCACGACCTGTTTCAACTTCACCATTTCTTTTAATAACATAATGATAACCAATTGAATTAAAGCCACGTTCTTTGTGCCACTCATCTATAGTAGCAGCATCAATATCTTGTGATGGTCTTGTTGCTGAGCAATGCACAACAATATATTCTATGTTCATTTAGAATATTGCGTTCCAAATAATCATTAAGATTATTACTGCTATTGCAACAAATGCAATTTGTGCTGATTTCTTTAATCCGCTCCAAAAATCTTTAAATTTTTCTAACATATTTATCCTTCTATTTAGTTAAATTATTTTTCTTTTCGTAACTTCTAAGAGCACCCATTCCCAATAAAGCCATAACAAGCGGCATTAAAGTGCCCATATCGAGCTCAGGCAATGGTGCTGTTTCCCAATTATTTGTTGCAATAACAAACATTAGAAACTGTTTTAATACATACTCCCATAATATTGCTAAAGCACAGCTCATTCCAATCAATGGTCTCCAAGAACGTTGTAACATTCCAGAAATTCCACCAGCTTTAGATTGTGCATCTGCTAAATTAATATCTGATTGTGCTTTATTTATTTGTGCTTCAATTTCTTTTAATTTAATTTTAGCATTATTTTTTTCTTCTTCTGATGTATGTAAAGAATCTATTATTCCTCCAACATTCTTTACAATATCACCACCTAATAATTTTCCTAACATATTTATCCTATTTTCATCATTTTCATTAATGTCCAAATTACACCAACAACACCAGCAATCCACATAACAGCTCTTATTGAACCCTTACCTGTTGCCATTTCTTGTTTTAATAATTGTAATTCGTTTCTATTTTCTTTAACTTCATTTTTTATTTCATCTAAAGTTTTACATATCTGCGAATACTGCTGCTCCCAATCTGACATTAATTATGCTCCTATTAATTGTTTTATTGTAAATGATTCAAATTCTAAACAATGAGCATCAAATTGTGTTCTATCTTTGTATTCTTCAGCTTTATTCTCATAATAACTTAAAGCACTGGCTTGTGCTTCAGTGCAACTAAATTCATCTGGGTATAATTGAGCTTGATATTTTACACTTATCATTTCAGGTGTGTGCATAAACATCACCATAATCCATATTTTCATCATTGTAGTTTTGATAAAGGATTATCTAATGCTTTTTTAATTTGTTTATCTGTTTTTTCTTCTAATTGTTTCATATCTTCTTCAATTGATCTAATTACTTCTTTTAAATCTTTTGCATTTTCTCTGCTATCTTCCTTAACTTGTTGTTCAACATCTTCTACAATAGTTTCAATCCTACGCACATCAGCTTTAAGATCATTTTTTAATTCTTTTGCAACATCAGCAACTAATTCTACTTCTTCAAGTATCATTGTCATTTCAGATTGCAGCATCGTTACTTCTTGTTGGACTAAATCAATTCTTTTATCAAAACCTGAAAGATCTGGTGCTGTGTAGTGTGAAATTTTATCTTTCATATTAAGATAATCTTTATAAAATTCAAAACCACCCCATAAACCACCAACTAAAGTGGTGAGGGCTGTAATAATAACAAATATTTTACCACCCTTAAATTTTAAACCAGCAAATTCTACTTCAGCCATTGCTATTCCGAACCCGTCTGCCATTGTTGCATAATCATTTCATTCATTAATCCATCACTTCCTGCAAAAAGATAATATCCTGCTATATTATTGTCATTAATAATTGTGTCAGGTAATGTAGCATCAGAAAAGAAACCAATTCGGTCATTTAAAGTTGTTTGAGATTCAAAAAAACTTTTACTATTACTTAATACTTGCATAACAATTAAAGTTTTCATTTGATTTGCAGAATCATATTTTTGCTTATCAGAAATCTTTTTCATTATTTTCTTAACTGCTTTTTCTTTTTTGTTTTCAGATTTTGCTACTTTTGTAGGTTTTTCATCTGACTTTTCTGCTTCTTCCTGTTGTACTTCTTCTTGTTCAGAATTATTCTCATTTTCCACAGAGGATTCTTCAATAGATTCGCTATCGGATTCTGCTTCTTCAACTGTTTCATTATTTGTTTCCTCAACAGTTTCTATTTCTATTTCTGCTTCTATCTCAGCTTCTATTTCAACTTCTATTTCAGCAATTTCAATTTCTTCTATTTCTATTTCAACAGTTTCATATGTTGGTTCATCAATTTCTATTGGTTCTAATATAAATCCATCATTTGTTTCTATTGCATCATTACTTTCAAAAACATCTTCAACAACATCTATAATATCTTCAGGAGTATCAATGTTTAAAGCTATAAACATTTCAACAGAAGTTATTGATTGCGTAACAATGGTATTAATAACGTTATACAAAACGTTGATAGAGACGTCATCGAACAAGGGTCCAATGGCAAGATTAATATCTCTACCTCCAACTTCTACAATTATTGTAGTAATACTTCCTGCAAAATCAAAACCATTTTCATAAGTTTGGTAACCAGAATTTGTGCCACTAGCACTTAAAATATCTGTACCAGAAAAAACATTTGTTGATCCGTTTTTACCTGTAATGTGCATGTAAATAGAATCTTGTGAATCTCTTTTATCTACTTTAATAGAATAATTTGTACGCCCACCATTTTCTATATTAAGTTCAGATATATCTATTGTATTAATAAATGTAGTTCCCATACCTTCAACACCCATAGTTGAAGTTGAATTACCTGATCCAGTTATTTGTGCACATTTATCAGTTCCTAAATTATAACAACTATTGCCAGAAGGCATATTTGCTGGACCTTGACCTCCCCAATCAATATCCATATCTCCTTCTTTAGAAGAAGTAACATAATCATTGTCACCATCAAGAAGATCAAGAGAATCTTCATTAGTAACTGTAGTTGTTGTAATTGTAGTATCTGTTGTTGTAATAATCGTTATACCATCAGCTTCATGTTCAATAGTTTCTGTAACTACTTCATCTATTATTTCTTCAACTGTTGGAGTGCATAAACCTATAGTATCTGAAGAACAATCTACTGCTTTACTAGAAAAGGATAGGAAAACCGATATACAAAGCCATACCGTACAATAAAAATTTCTCAAAGTCATTGTTATCCTTTTTAGTTTCAACTATTTCTTTTTTTTCTTTTAAAAGAACACTTCCTTCTGGAATTAAATTAATATTTTCTGGTTTTAACCATTCTTCTTTAGCTTCATTTCCTATTAATCCATTTATTGGAGGATATGTTCCAGCATTCCACATGGCATCAAATACTCTATAATCTTGTGTTAAAATACTTACAGCAGCAACTTTCATCCCCATACCATATAAACTTCTGGATAATTTAATTCGTTCACAATTTTCATCAGTGATTGTAATTCCTGAAGCTATACCTAAAATTTGAGTTTGAACCCCTGCACTCGCTGCAGTTTTACATACATCAGAATTATTAACAACGACACTTGGAGCATTAGCTGTAGGCGGTGTATTATTAGTAACTACTGTTGAAGATACAGTATTAGTATCTGCACTTTTTGCACTTGTTATAGCACTCATAACAAGAATAAAAGTTAATACAAAAAAAAGTGTTTTCATTCAAAATCACCATCTATTTCTAATCGTAAAGATTTAATCTTATAAGAGTTTTCTAAAATCTCATTTTTTAATTCAAGCACGTTTTGATTAGCTTGAACATCCTCTATGTTTGTTTTTAATAATTCAAAGTCAGAAAATAATTTACCTACAATAAAAACATTTCCGCATATTGCACTAATAATACCACTTGCTATTAAAATATTCTTTATCGATAATTCTATTTTCATTACTCACAATCGCACTCGTTGGAATTTTTACCACAATCACATTTAGGATTAATCATAGCTTATCCATTTCTTCTTTTACTTTAGTCCAAGTAATTTCTGAATGAGGATTAGTTTTAGTAGTAATTCCAGTTCCATTATTATCACCAGTAACCCAAAGTATATTGTTATTAAAATCATCTTCTGATGTAATATTTCCATGCACAGTTGCTTGAACATCAGATTTTAAAACTTTTAATGCTTTCCAAAATTTTTCTAAATTAGTCATGCTAAAACTTCCATAAGTGTCATAGTAGCACCTTTTGCAGTTTCGTTATGATAATAAACTTCTCCAGTACTACTAGCTTTAAAATAATTTGTTATTACAACAGCTGAAGTTGTATTTGGCGAATATAAAAAGTTATATCCAGCACCACCAGTCCAAACATTGTATCTAACTCGAAGTAGAGTTTTTGCACTTGCTTGAGCAGCTGTGGCTCCTCCAATACTTGAGTAAGGTCTTACTTCTAAATGATGATTACCACTATTTATATATCCATCTGCTAAACTAAAAAGAATTAAAATTTTTGATGATGTTGCAGCTGGTGTCATGGTTACACTATGACCTGTTGTTGTCCAAGACGAGCTAGTTGTAGAAGTTTCGGTACTCCAAACTGCACTTGCAACTTGACCAATTTTTCCAGCACTAATCCCAGTTAAACTAGCTCCACTAATAGCTGGTAAATTACCAGTTAATACTGTTGCATCTAAAGCTGTTGCCGATCTTGCATTTAATTTTACTAAAGCCATATATTAATCCTTTGGTTTGGTTGGAAATACAACATTATTTACTTTTTCAACTGTATCCAATCCATTAGTTAAATCTCTTAAATCTTGCCTATACTTTTTTTGTGCATCCGTCATTGTTACATCAGATGATGCCCACCAATCTGTTTTATCTAGTAAAGAATTTCTTGTTTGTCTGAGTGTTTCTAGTTTAATTTCAACATCTGTTTTTTTTATAGATTCAAAAAAATCATCTAATTGTTTTTCTTCTTCTGCTGTATAAGCTACTTTTGAACCATCTCGTAATATTTTATATCTAGCCATTATTTTACTACTCCATATAAAGCATAAGGACAAACATCCCCTAAAGTTCCAGCACTTACTAAAATTCTAAATCCAGTACAAGCTGCTGCATTTGGATCAACTGCCGCAAAATGACCTAATCCCATAGTTTCACTTGCTAACCACCCATGAGTTATACCACCTATTTGAGTATAACTAGATGTTTGAGAGGGATTGTGAAAATAGACTATACCATTTCCAGTTTTATTTGCATCCCCACCAGCAAAGGTAGCAGTATTAAGTTCCATATTACCAGCTGGACTATCAACATTACTTAAATCAGTTCCGCCAGAGTTTTCGCCTCTATTAACAAAAGCATAACCACTTGTAATGTAACTTCCTCCTCTTTCTATTTGAATATAAACTTTGTAATCACTGCCAGAACGAAGATCATTAAAATAAAAAATATATCTTTTATAAGTAGAATCAAAAACACCACTTAAAGATAAAGTATCTGTGCCAGATGCCCAGTTACCAGATGTAACAAGTTGCATCCTAGAAGCATTTATGTGAGAATAATCTATTCTTTTTAATGTTCCAGCATCACTTAAAACAAATTCATCTGTATCTGCTGGAGTGTCTGCAAGTGCTGTAGCTCCAGTAATACTTGATACATCAAAACCACTTGGTTGTGCCGCCCAAGTTAAACCACCAGCTGCTGCTGATTGAGCAGTAAGCATATATCCATTTGTAGGAGAGTTACTTACTTTTAATTTTGATTCATCAACTGTGTCTGAACTTGGAACTCCAATATCATTAACATTACCTAATACTAAAATTTGATTTATTACATCACTTGAACTAAGCGAACTTGCAAAAACTATTGTGTCATTAACAATATTGAAAGAAGATCCAGCAGTTTGTAAAACTCCATTTAAAACTACAAGACAATGATTAGCTGATTGAGGATATACAGCAACACCACCTTGTCTTAAATTAAATGTGGTCGTACTTGAAGTTGTAATTGAATCGAGTAGCTTGAAGTCGCCAGTTGTTGGGGTAGCTCCTACATAGGTCATGGTTTACTCCATACTGAATGTGTTAATTTTCCATCGCTATCTCTAGCAAGTAGTTCGTCATATTTAGATGAATCGTAGTCTTGTGGAATATCTCTTAATTTTTTTCTATAAAGTTTTTGTTCGTCAGTTATATCTCCACGCAATACCCAAAAATCAGTTTCTTTTAATAGCTGTAATCTTTCTGCTTTAATTATTTTTAATTGTCTATTAGGTTTATCATTATTCCATGCTGTTTGTCTTGCATCGAAAACAGCTTGTTCTTCTGCTGTCATTTCTCTTTCTACACCATTAACTATTGTTTTACTCATGATTTGTTTAATCCATAAATTTGAATACTATGTGATTGAATACTACCACCACTAAAGTATATATTAAAACCATCTGCATTAGGATTATCGGACATACCCCAAGCAAATAACTCAGCATACAACTTAGAACTACCACCATTTCTAAAAGCACTTGTTCCAGTTGCATAACATCTTGATATAATGTTTGTATTAGGGTCGCTTAAAATAAAATCAAAAGCTACTGCGTCTGCATTACTACCCTCATTAATTGCTGGAGCAGCTATTTTAAAATGATTAAGTCCTTGATCTCCAGCATATTGTTGACCCTCAGAGTCGCCACTATCAGTATGTCCATTTAAAGAAGTAAAATCGTAAACTGTACCACTTACATTTGAACTACTTGCTCTTAATATAACTTGTACATGTACATCATCATTTGTTGGGTCCATAGTTCCTATAATACGATAATGGTCGTAAGTAGAACTAAAAACACTATCAAATGTTAAGTCTGAAACCGTGCTTGTGCTACTCGAGCCATTTAAGTATGTCATAGCTCCACCACCTTTAATGTGGCTGTAATCTACTCTTTTTAATGTTCCAGCATCACTTACAATAAATTCATCTGTATCGGCTGGCTCTGCTCCAAGTGCAGTTTTACCACTAATAATATCGTCTGATAAAGTTGTTGCTGCTATTTTACTAAATGCCATATGTTATTCCTTTGGGTTATCACTACGAACTTTATCGCAGTGGTCTTTGTAAGTTGATGTGCCATTCTTTTGATCCTTATAAATCATTTCAAGTTGCTGTTGCCAAGATAAGTATTCTGTTCTTCTTTTGGCATCAATCTTTACATTGTTTTGTAATTTAGTTGCTTCACTTTCAAAAGCATTTAATTGTGAATCAGTTGGCTTTGTTTTATCTTTTGCA